CTCGTGTCGGTCCCGCCGCCGATATCGAATTACGCAACATCACCAGCGTCTCCGAAGTCACCGAGGCGGCGGTAGCCGCATGGGAGGCCGAGCCGTGGTCAAAGTAATCCGGGGCATCCTGCCTGATTCCGGCTCCGGCTCCGGCTACGGCGACGGCTACGGCTACGGCTCCGGCTACGGCGACGGCTACGGCTACGGCTACGGCTCCGGCTACGGCTACGGCTACGGCTACGGCTACGGCTACGGCGACGGCTCCGGCTCCGGCTCCGGCTACGGCTCCGGCTCCGGCTCCGGCTACGGCTCCGGCTCCGGCTACGGCTACGGCTCCGGCTACGGCTACGGCGACGGCTCCGGCGACGGCGGCTACGGCTACGGCTCCGGCTCCGGCTCGAAAGAATATTGGCTGGCCACGATTGACGCTTTCGCGTCCAAGTGGCCGGACATTTTTAGACAGCGGCTTGCGAGCCTCAGAGATGCCGGAGCAACGATCGCCTTTTGGCGATCGAGCCGCACGGGGCTTCCGTCCAACGGTGGCGGCGCAATCGAGGCCGCCGCGCCTGGGGTGGTGCACATCGCACCGGGGCCGATCGCGCTATGTATGCCTGGGACGCTTCACGCCACGCTATTGCCGACGAAATGGAGTGGCGAGCGGTGGTGGATCGTTGCGCTCACTGGCGAGGTTGTGGGAGATGAGGAAAAGTACGGCGCGCTTACCCGTGAAATCTTGGGCGAGGCGATTTGACGGCGAGGCGCGAGAAAAATGACCGACCTTTTAACCATGGATGAAGTCGCTTGCCGCTTGCACAAATCCAAGCGATGGCTGCAATATTTCCTGCGCGAGCGCCCAATCGGCCGGCTGGCCGGGAGGACCCGGCTGTTCACATCCATGGACCTAGCCCAGATCATTCAGGAGCTCCCATGCCCATCCGTCTCATCCCGCCTCGTAAAGGCAAGAGCCCGAACTGGACGATCCGCGGCGCGTACCTCGGAACCCACGTTAACCGAAGCTCTGGCACTGGCAAGCGAGCGGTCGCCATCCAAGTCCTCAAGAAGCTTGAGCGGCAGATCGAACGTGGTGAGCTTGCCAAGCCCGGCGAGCCGACCTTCGCGAGCGCAGCCGCGGCCTACATGAAGGCGGGCGGCGAGCGGAAATATCTACGGCCATTATTGGAATATTTCGGTGAAACACCAATCGGCAGAATCGATCAAGATGCAATCGACATGGCGGCAGCTTCTCTCTATCCAGACGGAAGTGGAGCGACTCGTAACCGATCTGTCCATACTCCGATATCAGCTATTCTCCGTCACGCTGGATATAGCCTCCGCCTTAGACGACCGAGGGGTTCCGCTGGCAACAAGCAAACCTCGTGGCTCTGGCCAGAGCAAGCCGAAGCCATCTTCGCGGAAGCCGAAAAGCTCGACAAGGAGTTCGCCGCGCTCCTGATCGTGCTCTGCTACACGGGCCTGCGGCTATCAGAGGCGCTCGGACTGAACTGGAACGATATGAGGCTCCAAGATGGATTTGCCTATGTCCCAGATACGAAAAACGACGAGCCTAGAGCTGTCTTTTTACCGCCGGTGGCCGTGGCTGCGATTGGAAACATGGGGGATCGATCTGCCGGGACCGTCTTCCGATTTCATAAAGGCGGGCATCTGTATTCTCTTTTACGGGCAACAGCGTTCAAAGCCAACGTCGAACTCCCCAAGCGAAGTGCCTTCCACCTCCTGCGACATACGTTCGCCACATGGATGCGCCGATACGCCGGACTCGACGAGAAGGGCCTGATGGCGATCGGGGCATGGAAGGACCGCAAGTCGGTTGATCGATATTGCCACACTGTAGTCAGCGAGGAAGCCCGCAAGGCCGTGCTGCTGCCGACCGGGAGGAAGATGGGATGACTTGGCTCTATGGCATTCAATCAGGTCTGTTCACAAAGATAGGATGCGCCAACAATATACCTGCGCGCCTCAAGACAATGAACCTCTATAATCCTCATCCCTGCAAGGTCGTCATTCGCCGCCAGTTATTCGATTACGCCTATGCGGTCGAGAAGAGAATGCATCGGGTTCTCACGCCATACTCCATCGGCCGCGAATGGTTCATGGTCGATGCAAAGCTGATCCGCGCCGCCCTTTCGATTGTAATCCGAGAAGTTGAGGCCGATCGTTTTGCATGGAAAATGGAATGCATTCGGAAGGAACAGGAACGCGAGGCTCGTAAGAGCGCCCGTGTACTGGACGTGGTTTTGCCTGTGGACAAAAATTAAATGCATGATATGAAACAACAATTATCCGCACGGAACGCCCTTGGTAAGGGAGGGGTCGTAAGTTCAATCCTTACCGGCAGCACCACAAAACAATGGAATTGCAATGGTTTTCCATTATCGGCGCGAGCCGGTCGCGCAACTGCGCGCAGAACACAGCGAGAACCGCGCAGGATTTGTGGTGAAAAATCCGTGGACTAATCTCATTTCGTTCTCAGGAAAAGATGGGGGATAACAATGTCTAATCCATGGATCGTTGATCGGCACGGCGGGCGCTATTCCGATACACGTAAGGTTCGCGCCGCAGGACCGGACGAAGCGTCGGTCCGGCCCGTCTTCGATGAGCTCAAGCGCGACTTGCGGCAGGGAGAAGTTAGGCTGCTCGATCCGACCGGAAATATCGTCGATCGGTGCTGGGCGCCGTGCGCCAGAGTGCGTTTGGGGTGATTGATGGCCAAGGGTTGCTATGTGGCATCGACGCCAACCGGCTGAACCGCACACGGGAATAGTGGGAACCAGGGATAGAGCGATGAGATTGATGGCTTGGACGATGCCAGCCGCGCTTGCCATTGCGGCGATCGCATATTCAGTGTCGCTCTACAGTATTGAGGCCGCGAAGCAAGAAGCTTTTATGATGAAGGTGTGTATCAGCGCCGGGGGGGAATGGCTCAAGTATTGGAACAATAAATCCTATTGCTCCAGGCCAAACCCGCCGCACACATGATCGGGGCGCTCACGAGAGTTCTGCGCACCAGATGGGATGAAGATAGCGATGTCTTTGACATGCATGCACGAGCACTGGGAATCTGAGGCAGCGGTCGCAGATGGAATGTGCCCAATCTGCTTGGCGGCCGAACGCGATGACCTGATGAAGGCCAACGCGCTGTTGCACGCGCTTATCGGCAACCGCGAGGCCGAGATCGAGCAACTGCGGGCGGCGCTCAAGGAGATCACGTCGGGAGGTTTGGGCTTGTTCGGATCAAAACAGGTTGCCCGCGCCGCCCTGGAGCAGAAAGCGGCGCCATGAAAAACATGCCCGATACCGAAACGGAATACGACGCCCCTGGCGAGTACCAAGGGCAGTGCCGCAGCTTGTTCAACATCATAGAGCAGTGGGATGGGAAAAGATGGCGTAGCGTGCCGGTCGTTGTGGATCGACGGCCGCAGCCAACGGGGCGGCTCCACTTCGGTCCAGAAGACTTTGGCCGTGACTAGCTTCGTGGCGGCTCGGCGTTATTACGGGATGCCGAAAGAATGACCTACGACAAATGGAAGTCCACCGAACCAGACACCCGTCAGGATTCACATGGCGAATGCGACCACTGCGGCCGATGGCGGAGGCTCACGAGATGCTGGACCTCCATCGGCAAGGAAATGCTTTGCTGCGAGGAATGCCAGGACCATGAAAGCGAGCTTCAGGATTCGATGAGGGACTAATGCGCGCAACTGCGCGCCAGTTCCTTTGCGGCCTGGGAAATCAGCAGCAGCAATTGTTCGCCCGTCAGGGGATAAATAGCGCTCCTGCCATCCTCGCAGACGACGAGTTCAGACCCGCATTCTCCCTGCCTCACGATGAACAGGCATCGGGGCTGGGCAATCGCAGAGCCATTCGACCAGGACGGCGAATTGTCCGTGAACGCATCCGTCGAGGCTATCGTGGGGAAGCCAGCCAAGGCGCAGAAACGTCTCCACATCCTCCAGCTTTGCGTAGGCGTAGGTCCATCCATGCCGATTCATTGGCACATATTGCAGAGCCAAACCAATAAAGTCGGATTGTCCCGCAGAATTTGCGTCCAGCCATTCGCCATTCCGTCGCAAATGCGTTCCTCGTCGTCGCCTTCGCGTAGGCATTGCGCCTTAAACACGGCATGATTTATTTCGTGAACTAGCGTATTGACGGCGCGCAATTTGGTCGGGATTTCTGCCGCCAGAGTAATGCTATGCTGAATGTCTTCATAGACTCCCCATATCTCTTTGTCGTCGCGATCGACCGGAGCGATAATAACGTTGACATCGTAAACTCCGATTCTGATTCGTCTCGGCATCGAATCAAAATGATGGTCTTCGCTCATCGGTCACACCTTAATGATGCCGCCGCGGAATTGCAGAAGGTAGTCCGCTGCCCTATGGACAATTGCCGGACTGTCCTGGAATTTTCCGAGAGCCGTGTTGCATGGAGAGCAGAGGAGGCCACGAAACTTATTCGTGACGTGGCAGTGATCGACCACAAGGCCGCCATGTCTAGCGCCCGATCTTCCTTCTATTTTGCAGATAGCGCATATGCCACCTTGAGCCTTGAAAGTCGCGCTTATGATGTCCTCATCAATATTGAGGCTGCGCAAAAATCTCTTCCGTACATTTTTCCTAGCAGCCTCTCTCACCTTTTCTGGGAACTTCTTTTTATAAGCCAGCTCTCGCGCTTTTGCTTTCTCTGGGTTTTTCCGTTTATAGTTCAATGACCATTGCCGGGACTTGTCTGGATTTTTAATCCTATAAGCTGTCGTCTGGGCAATGCGACATGTTTTACAAATACCAGAAGAATGACCGTCTCGCCCATCAAGATAAAAGCAATCCGCAGATTGCTCTTTACCGCATTTTGTACATTGTTTTATGCTAGCAGCAGCCATGCTGACCTCCATCGAAGGCTGGCTGGTTAGAGGCGGCGTATCGTTGACGCGATGCGCCGCCTCGCTAAACATTAATGATCTGCCCTCTAAATTGCACGTTTTTTTCGTCCCATTTTACTACCAGCTCAGGCCACAATAGCTGCCCGTCCTTGAACGTCAGAATGCAGAATGCAGAAACCCAATTCTTGGGCGAGTCCTCCGTATAGTTGGTGAACGCCCGCGCGTCTGAATCGGCCACGCAGCCTGCGTCCACCCCGTAGCGCGTCCCGTTGTAATCCGTAAACGGCGTAACCTTGGCCGAATGCAGATGGCCGGTGACCATCGTGCGCCCAGCCCAAACTGTGTTGTTGTGCGGAGCGTGAATGCCGCCCTTGAACCTGTGTTTCACGACCACATTATCGTTGATGAAAGCCGACCACGCCGGTTCCCAGACGGGGAAATGATCGCGCAAATGAACACCATAGACCTTCGCGAACTCGGGCGCGACCGTGGCGATGCGCGTCTCAAATCTGGCGTCATGATTACCGAGAGTCCAAATCTTACGGCAGCCAGACGGACAAACTAATGCAATCTCATGCATCCGGTCCTGTGCCGTCTCGATTTCCTGAATAAGCGTCGGCCGCGATTCCCATCCGATCGGAGGGTGTCGGCTGATGCTGGCAGCGTCCATAATATCGCCGTTCGCGATGACTGCAACGGGACGCAATTTCTTGATGAAATGCACCATGGCACGGTGCGAGACGCTGGGCTCGCCGGGCCAATAATGGAAGTCCGAGCCAATAATGACATGCCCATCGCGGAGGTCTACCTGCATTCTGTGCGGGTATTGAATGCGATCCATCATCCCGCTATCAGGAATGTTAGGTCGTAAATGCATCGGGGCATCGATTTTTGCCCCGGTTCTCGTCTCAAGACGTTTTCGGCGAGCAAATACTCTTCTGACGCTGATTCCAAGCTTATCCGCTAATTTCTTGGCGCCGAGTTCACGAAATTGTTGTGCGAACTCGGCTTCCGATATGGGTTGCATTAAGGCCTCAGTGGCACCTGACGGAGGATTGCCTTGATTTCCTGCAAGGTGTCAGCCACAGCGTCGAACTTGGTTTCCATCTTCACCATGCGCTCGGAGAGCGGTGCCGCCGATGTTGCCTGCCGCTCAAGAACATCGATCCTTCCGCTGATTGTAGCCGCCCACCAAAGCGCCCCGCCACTCTGAAACGCGAGCGCTGCGATCAATGCGACCGGAATATGTTTGTCGATTTTCCAGTTCCGATCAGACCGCATGGAGCCTTCCTCCGGCTCTTCAACGTCCGGGGGAAATATAGGTTCGTGGTTCATCGCTTGATGATCCTCGCCACCTTCTCGATCGTTCGGCCGCCGAACCACATTGCCATGACCATGCCGGCCCAGGGCTGAATGTCGCCGCCGAGCGGATCGGTCGAGCCCCAGCCTAGAACCTTGTCCCATACTACGGCCTTAACGATAAAGATGGCGAAAGCGTATTGAACCATGGCCCTCGGAAGGGCCGTCCACCACCTGCCTTCCTCGGCAATGGTGACCTGGGACGCTAACTCCGCCTCGCGCTGCTCGACTGCAAGCTCACGGGCCGCCAGATCGGCCGCGATGTGCTCCGCCGTGTTCCCCGCGTCTAGTTTGGCCTTATAGGCGCCGATCAGCCCGGAGATGACCGGACCACCAAGGAATGACAGGAGCGGGGCGAGGAAGGCGAACATCTAGCCGACTTTCGTAACCAGCCGCAGCACGATCATCGCCAAGCTCATATAGAACGCCACACGGGCGGCTGAGTTCTGCGGCAGGACCGTGTTGAGGTCGAGCCCCTGCAGTTGGGCGATGACCTCGCAGAGAACGCTTGCCACTACGCCAAAGCTGCCGGTCAATAGGGTCTTTTTGCCCTTGAGCCATTCCTCCCATGCCGGCGGCAGATGAGTGAGCAGGACATAGGCGACGACCGCGATGACAACGGGAAGGACGTAAAGAATGAGCATAGTCATTTCGGCACTTGAATTGTGATTGCGAAATGCCCGATCAGCCATCCGAGCACGGCACAGCCGAGCGCGATGGCGATGACCCAGCCGATGCCGAGCCCAGCCTGGTGGGCGGCGGCCGCACCGCCGGCGGCGCCAGCAACCGCGCCGCCTGGCTTGGCGGGATGCGGGAGCGGGAGGGCTGGCGGCTTGGCGCTGGCACCATCGAATCCGGCGCTGCTGTCAATCTGCGCCATGCGATATATGAGCGCGGCGCATCCGAGCTGCTTATCCGCCACCGGCATAATCGGCCCATGGTCGACCAGGACTTTCCCGGTCGTATATTGATCGGTCCCGGACCACACATAGGGCGATGGAACGCCGTGGCTTGCGTAGGCGAGGCCATTGTACTGCTCAAGCAGCGTCATCGCGCCGCCGGGCGACCAGTCGCGCCAGGCTCCCGCATAAGGCGGACATTTCGTCAGTGCATCGATGGCTGCGGCTTTGAAGCTGATAAACGGCCCGCGACCGGCCGGAACATGGGTCGAAACTCTGTTCCAAGGATCGCCCTGCGCTATATTGGCGCCCCAACTCCCGGAGGCCTCGCGTTCATGAATAACGGCCACGACCGACCATGGAACGCCAGTCGCGGCGGAAATCTCCTGATATCGCGACTTTCCGCTGATAAGACGCCGCGCAACTACGTCGATTTCGTTCCTGCGATCGTCATTGATATGCATCGCCTTCCAACGCTTGGCGTTGGCGGCCGTCAAAGCGGCAATGTCGGTCATACCCTCCCCCAGAAGATCGCGAGCAGACAATCTCCGAACATATGTCCAATGACGCCGCCGAAGGCGCTGCCCATCACGAAACCGAAGATGAAAAGCAAAATGGTCATCCGTCGCGCCCCTTTATCGGCTCGATTGCACATCCCGAGGCAAAGCCAATCACACCGGGGCCTGATTTCTTAGCGTCCTGCTCATCCCACGCTATGGCGGCATCGAAACATTCACGCAGCGACTTCATGTCGTGGCTTTGAGTGATATCGTCCTTCCCGTCTCCCATGATCAGGATTACCGTCAGGACAAAGGTGAACATCGACTAGACTCCTCCGGGCGCGACGTAGCAGTAAATTATTGCTCCTGCCCCTCCGAGAAATATGACGCCGTGGCCAGTCGGATTGCCGGCATCCCATTTCACTTTGTTGGCAGGAACGCGGAACTTGGTGCCAGGGGGAACGTGCGGCCGGGTCACGCCATTTGAGAACGTGTCGTCGCGATCGTCCGTGATAATGGCCACGATGGTATCGCCATCGACTTCGTATTCATCGCTCTGATAGGCGTCGGCCTCGCCGCAGCACGATATGTAGGGATTGTCGGGCTGCATCAGCGATTGATACCATTTGCGCACGTTCGGCGGCGTGTCCTCCCACCCATTATCGCGGGCGAGTGCTGGACATAGGACGGCAACCGCTGCGATGGCGGCGAGAGCAAATTTCATGCTGAATTGTTCCGTCAGATGACGCGGACGATGAAGGGCAACGTCATTGCGGGCGGCACAATCGTATGACCGTTTCCGCTTCCAAGATTGCTGGTAAAGGCAGCCGTTATGCCGGTTGTATTCGCCTGGATAGTCGTTTGGGATACCCCACCACCGCTGCTTCCGCCAGATATGTAGATCGCGCCGGCATTCGTGCTAATGGGACTTAGGCCATTGGTAAGGAGATGCGAATGGCTGGGATCAGTAATCGTAATCCCAGGCTTGAAGGCCGGCAATTCCGCCTGTGTCAGCGTGTGGGTCTGAGCGCCGCCCGATCCTCCAATCACCGTGCCGTCGAAACTGCCACCCGCAGCGGTGATCCGACCTGCGGTCGAGCCGCCCATATTGTCGAGGCCGAAGATCGCACGTCCGCGAAGATCGGGAAGCGAGAAGTTTCCGCCGCTGTCTGTGCCAAATGCATTCGGCCCGATGGTCGCATAAAGCACCACATAGGTCGCCTGCGAGATTGCTTGTCCATATAGCAATGCAAACGAACTGCTAGGAGGGGTTGACGCCAGGTAAGGCACTATTCCTCCGACTGGAACGCCGTAGGTATTATTGAAACTGTTCTGAATGTAGAACGATGAATCCGCATTGACATATGTTGCAACGTATGGTGTGCCTTGGATCAGAACACCGGATTGGATTTCGCTGGCCCGCGTAGTCGGTCCGAATCGCAAACCTTTTGCCCCAAGGCCGTCAACATTAAGCGTTGGTGCCGTACCGTTAGTGACATGCGGGATGAAGCCGATCATGGCGCCGTCTAGATGCGCCAAGGTATCGAATGTTTGATTTGAAGTCACCGTGTAAGCGGTCGATGTCCCGCCCGTGGTGATAGTCCCGGAGACATCCTGCCGCCAATCGGCAAGACGGGCCATCATGGCGCGAGCGGAATCGTTGATCGAAGACGGGCTCTGTCCTTCGGCCCAATTGATCGTATTGTCGGCCGTGGCATTTGACGCGGCTGTGCGGGACCAAGACCAGAAGGCCATTAGGATTGCCCTATTTGCTGAGATTTAAGGAACGCTTGAAGCATGGACATATCGACCGGCGCCCGCTGCTGCTGCGGGAACATCGGCATGGGAGGCGGCTCCGGTCCACCGGCCGGCAGGAACGATGCCAGGGACGCCCCCTGCGGTGAAGGCGCACCACCGGCCGCCTGTGCCCCGAATAGCCCTATGCCAGGGGGAGCGGCCGCGGGCGGGATGGCCTGGAATGGGGCGGGCTTTGCCCCTTCAAACTTGCCCACCCAGAACCGCGAGAACTGATCGGCCGTGGCGGTCGCGGGATCGATCCCGGAGCCGGCCGGCAGATTCCCGGAAATGGCCTTCTGGGCCATGGCGTCGGACTTGTAATAGGGCCGGATGGCCTGCCAAGCCGGGATATTGCCGCCCGTGAGCAGTGCGGGGCCGCCGGCGATGCCCTGCTGGTGAGCCAGATAGAGCTCGCCGGGAGTGGGCTGCCGCCCCAGCGCGCGAGCCAGCACGCCGGAATGTTGCGCTGCCTCCCGTTGCACCGCGGCGGCTTGCGCGGTAGGATCGGTGCGGTTTTGATCGTTGAGGCCGAATTGCGCCTCTTCGGCCGGCCCGAACTGACCAAGCCCGCGGTTCGAGCCGGTCACGGCATTGGGATTGCCACCAGATTCGATCTGAAACAGGCGGGCGATATAGGGGTCCATGGCTCAGTTCTTTTGGAAGCTGTTTCAGGCCGCAATTATGATTCTAGTTGCGGGATGGATAGCGACCGTCAGTCCGCACACAGGCGGGCCGGCTATTGGCTTTGTGGCCATCGCTGCTGCGCTGCTAGGGACGCTGATATTGTGGAAGATTGGGGATTGGATAGCGCGATTGAGCACCCGACGAAAGAAGCCCCATAATCGCGTTTCTTAGCGCCGTCTGCCTTGCCGAAGGTGCATTACGGATAGCGGCCGTCATGGCCTGATTACCGAGATAGCCGCGGCCCATTCTAACCAATGCAGAAAGCGCCAGCGGACCCCCCACGGCTCCAAGTGTCGCGCCAACTCCCGCACCCTCCGGGCCTTCGCCGCTGCCAAGAACGCCGCCGAGACCAGCTCCCGCCGTTCTAGCAAGCAGGCGTTGTGCGGTCCCGGAATTTGGAAGCGGCGGCATGATGTTGGTTCCCGCTCGCGCCAAATCGGCAAAATCACCCTGCCCTCGCGCATAGGCTCGGCGATTCTGCGTCACTGTCGCATTGCGAAGCTGTGCGGGCGAAATCAAACCTTCCGCTGTATCCGCCCCGGCACCCGTGGCCGCCTTCTCGACAACGAGCATATTCCGGTATTGTCGGCGTGCTTGCTGCCAGTCATTGACCGCTTGGACATTTCCTTGCAAGCGCAGACTTTGCTCCATGCCGTCATCTAGCGCATTGCGAATGTCGTAGAGCGCATGAGAGAGTTGCGGGTTCTGGGCAGAGCCGCGCGCCGCTCTATCTATCTGAGAGCGCAAGTTTTGATATACGTCACCCGTCAGAGTCCCATGGTTGTTCACGGCGGCGTTGCCGATATCATCCACAAGTTTTTCGACGATCGGAGCCCGCATGGCAGGCGGCGTAATCGTCAAATAATCTTGCTTTGCTTTCTGCACATCATTCCACACAGGAACCGTGACGTTCATGCTATTCTGGGATGACAGCCGGTCAAACTCGCCACCGATGCGACCGAAGGCGCGATCTATTACCTCTGGCGTGGCTCGGTTTGCGTTCTCGCCAACCTGCGCCAATGCAGCGCGCGTGAATTGTTCTTTTTGGTTCTCGGCTGTTCGGGCCATGCCGGGCTCTTCAAGGTATTGAAGGCCCTTGCTACCCGTAACTTGACCCGCGCTCAAGTCGGTGACGCCTGCGTTGCGCAATGCATCAACCGATGCCTGACGTTCGGGGGAAATGGGAAATGGAGTTATGGCGCGGCGTGCCACGGATGGCAGCAATCCGCCGCCGATTGCGCCAGCGGCTCTAGCATAAGGCTCAAGCGCAGTTCCGGCCGTGGCCTGTCCCGCTGCTTCGCTTGTCGCCCCCGGAATGGCTGCTCGTGTGAGAAGCTTGCTTGCCAAGCTCTCTGGACCACCGATGACTGCCGGCGCAAATTCGCTAATAGTTTGGGCGTATTTTCCCGCCGTAGTCTTTGGTTCATAGAGCGGCCCGGTTACGCCTTCAACAGCCGATTGAATGCCTTGCGAAGTCGGCAGATTCGGGCTGAACTTTGTCCCTTGTGGGAGTGGCTTTAATCCGAGTTTGTTTCCAAGCCATTCTCCGCCGGACGCCATTAGGTCGTTGATATCTCCGGGAAGGCCAGCAAGTCCAATGGCGCCCTTCACGAGCCCAATGCCGCCGGATTTGGCAGCGTCAACGGCCGGGGACGGCGCCGGCATGGCGGAGACAACATTCCAAGCATCGGCGCCCGAAGCGGCGGCGGGAGAATGAGAAACAACGTCCCAATCGCCCATTTATTGCACCTGTACGGGCTGGCCGTTTTGAAGCGTCCATACCTGTCCGTTGCGGAACTTGGTATGAATCCCTTCTTTAAGTTGGGATTCCGCTTGCGGAGGCAATTGCGATGCAGTTCCTTTCGCCGCACCGGCCGCCTTTCCACCATTCGCCCACGTCTTCATGGCAGCAATGGATTGCTCCGCTTGTGGATCAATGATCGGCGGCAAAGTCGGCGCAATCGCTCCAAACGAATCCGAGTGCTTGCGCTCCATTGCCTTGATGCCGCCTTCGTACAGTTCCGCCGCCTTGCCTACGGCGGCGCGCTGCTGCGCGATCGTCCCGTTGACTGGGAATCCATTTTCCCAAGCGCGAACTTCGGCATCGCTGTTGCCGCCGCCTTTCCAGATTTTCGACAACTCGTCCGCGAGTGCATGAACATTCAATTGCGCGGGACCATATTCGACGTTGGTGCCAATCGCATTGCCGATTTCATTTAGCGGCTTATTGACCACAGACCCGCCGGAATAGTTACCCAATCGGTCAAGGCTGCCAATCAAGGCCACTCCATGATCGGCGGCTTGCCTGATCTGCTGGACGCCGGATTGATCCTTGCCGCCTCCATAGAAGTCGTTGAATGCCTTTTGACGCTGCTGGTACGTCTGCGCGTTCAGATTTGGATCGGCCTGAGAAATCGCACCTTGCAGCCATTGACCATATGGCGTCTTTAGCAACATGCCGGAAGGATAAGGCAACTTTCCGGCTACGATGCCTTGCACGAGGTCGGCCTTTTGCGGCCCGAACCGGGGATCAGAGCGGATGGCATCGATGTAAGCTGGTCCCGTCAGGCTCGTATCGTCTGCCGGCCCCTGACTGGCAGAGGCGCCGGTTCCCCCAATTGGATTGCCGGCCGCGTCGGTAACCTTTCGCGTATTGGTATCGATCCACCCCTTTATCGGGATGCCAGTGGGGCTCATTCCAACGTCGCCAAAGGTCGGCTTTGCGAAATGCTGCGGCGCAAGCGTCTTGAGCAATTCCGGGTTAAGGGTCATCGCCTGGGCTTGGGCAGGCGGAACCCCGGACTGGATCAGGGATTGGTATGTCGCAGCCAAGCTCGATTGCTGCATGTTGCGCTGGTAGTCCATCTGCCCCCCGGCCGCCATGCCGGGAACGCCCCGCATTAGGCCACCGGAAGCGATGCCGGCCCCCAGCCCCATGAGGGCATTGCTGTGGTTGCCCAGGAAGCCCTGCAGCGCGTCCATGAAGCCCCCGCCACCTTGGGGAGCCTGCATCGGCGGGCGCATGGGCGGGGCGCTCTGGGGCGCCGGCTGGCCTTGTGGCGGGATGATACCGGACGCCATGGCGTCGGCGCCCGGCTGCTGCTGGGGGGGACTCGGGGGGAAGGCGGGGGGAAGCCCGCCAAGGCCCATCGGCTGACTTGCGCCCATGCCGGCCAATCGCGCGAATAGACCCATCGCGCCGGGAGCATCGACGTTCGGGAACATGGAGGGATCGAAGAGGCCGGCCATGTCACTTTGCCCCAAAGAAGTTGTTGCCACCGAACAGCCCGGCCCCCGCGATGCCAAGCCCCGCCAATTGCTGCCAAAGCGGCGTTTGGGTCTGGCTGGTCTGGGTGCCGTTCGATTGCTGGCCGAGCTGCGCCAGCGGCGTCAGGAGGCTTTCATAGGCGCCCATATTCGCGAACGGCAAGTTCTGCTGCAGGTTCGCGGCCTGGAGCTGCGCTTGGCCGGGCGCCGTGGCGAGGCCCGGAATAGCCCCCGCCAAGCCCGCGCCGGCGAGCATGTTCTGGTTGCCCATCTGGTTAAAGCCGGTCAGCCCTTGCGCGGTCGTGTTGCCAGCGCCGAACAGCGAGTTCGAGGCGCCCTGCAGGTTCGCGGCGTTCTGATTGTACTGCGATTGGATCAAGCCGCCTTGTCCTTGCGCCAAGCCACGAGCGAGTGCGGTCGAGTTTGCCGGCGATAGATCGCGCCCCGCGGCCGCAAATCGGCTGTCAACGTTGTTCGTGATGTCGTTGCCGAGCGTCCGGTAGGCATCAGAGAATCCGGGCGTATTGAACGGATTCAGATTTGCCGGATTGGTCAATGGCGAGAGCGAATTTTGCAGATTGCCATAGGCCCCCTGTAGCATTCCGGCTTGATTGTTCGCCCCGCCGCCCGCAAATAGAGAATTGGCCGCCCCCCCAGCCTGCGGAGCAAAATTTTGGAGCCCGTTCGCGCCGCCGAGTAGGGAATTGACCGCATTCGTCTGATTGCCTGAAACCCCGGTATTGACGCCACCGAGATTGCCGAGCAAGCCCTGGAGTTGCGGAACAGCAGGTTGCCACGGTTGCGTGGCTGCGGTTATATTCTGTGTGGTGGTCGGTCCAGAACCCATATCACAGCGCCTTTTCGAGCGTGATAGAAATCAGATTGTAGTCAGGCAGCGCGCGGCCCCAGCCCTTGCGGCCATAAACTCGGATGGAAGCGCAGCCCTCGTCCTTGGCGAATTTCTCGATGACGGAAATCAGCGGGAGCCAGCGGTCTTTTTCTCGCCCTCCGCACGCCCAGATCACACAGAATTTCTGCCCGTTCTCGATATGCAGCCCCGTCACGACGCCGGCCCAGATGCCTTCCTCGTCCGCGACGATCCATAGAAGCTTGTCGCCCCTGAGCACATCGCCTTGAACATTCTCGAAGTCGCCGCCGCCATTTTCCATCGCGGTGGCGATGTAGTGGCGCACCAGCGGCCACATCTTTTCGACGTGCGCCGGGTCGATGCATATGCAATGCATCAGTTGACTTGCCTTACGTCGAATGTCGATCCAGCCAGTAATGTTGACGCTGCCGCATTCGACGCATTCTGCGAGAACTCGACCGTGAGAGTTCCCGCAGCATTTACGTTGATGGTCCCCACGATCTTCACCCAAGCATTTGCGGCAGCGCCCCCGGTAGCTCCACCGAGGGCATTGAATCGGGCCTGCTGCGTCAAAACATTGGCATCCATCTGCACTGTGTCGTAAGTAATCGCAGTTGCGGTAGCGGTGCCGCCGATATCGTAGCGAATCCCTCCGGCCCCTGAAGTCGTGTACAGATTTGCCTCGAAATGATATTGACTGCCATCCCTGACTCCGTTCGGGGCAAATAATCCGCTGAATGCCGGAGTGGCGTTGTTGGTGACGACAAAATTCGATGCTAGGCGGCTTATATGGTCGTCAAGCTGCGGGCCGAGGGCGTAGATTCCATATGACGCTATTTGAGGCGGAGCGTTGCCTGGGAAAAATGTCGATGATGTTGGTATTCTATTTATGATGCCGCCTTGGTTGGCGATTGCTCGCGCGCCCGTAGCCACATTGCTTGAGAATGTAACGTTGCTGTCGTAGGCTATCAATCCTCCGAATGACGCCTGCGCAAATGCCGTCGAGAACGTAAGGCCGCCTCCCACGGTAATGGTTTTGTTTACCGGACCGTAAATAGCCGAATGAGACTGCGGATTTATGTGAACTGTTGCACTGCCTGTAATTGAATACGCATCGCCCATAAAAATGACCGCGTGCGTCGATGAGTTGATGTGTTGCGTCGCACAGGAGCCGAAAACCATACCGGCACCGCAAAAAATGGTTGCTCCAACCGTTGCGCTTATCCCTCCGCCGGATGCTGACGTAACAGTCCACCCCTGTAGCGTAAACTCGACTTTGCTGCCCCCGGTGAAGGTGACATTTCCGGCAGCAAAGCAATATGTATTTCCGCCTCCCGTATTATTTGCGGTCGACCCATTGCCATCGATGATGATCGATGCAGGACCGTTCGAGCCGGTTATTTCCTTGTTTGTGCTGAGGATGCTTGACGAGTTATAGGTGGCGCCAGCAACCGACTTCAACGTGAGTGTAAATCCACCCAAGTCGATATTGTCAGCAGCATAGTCATATGCGGCCTGGAACGTCTTTAGCGCATGGTCAGTTCCGACCGCCAATCCGTCATTGCCATCGCTGCCATTCGGATCGATATGGATCGTCAGCGGGGCCGTGAGCCTGATACGCCTTCCTTGCAATATCTGGACAATCTGCCGAATGCAGTTGACGATCTTCTCTATCGTCTTTTCTCCCGGCGATAGCGTTAGCAGATTGCCGAGATTCATTGCTTGCCCTCACGCTCAAGATCAGGGCGCAGCCCGGTCGCATAGGTCCATGTCGTGCCCGCCGGATTGCGCATCTTACCGCGCGCCAATCTGGTCGATACGTTCAACGAGCAATTGCCGAGCGAATCAACCACGGCCTCCGCGCTGGTGACCGGATCATTCTGCAGCCGCTCTCGCGTGATGATCGAAACGGCCGCAGACGCGCAATCCGTTATCGGACGCACGTTCTGGACCCGCATTCGATAGGCTTCGTCCAATTCCCGCTCGGCGGTCTGCAGCGTTGCCTCTAGATTTGCGCCGGCAAAAAAGCCCACCACATGGGTCGAATTGGCTAACGATATGGCGGAGAGTGGCGAGGTCGAGAAGCTGTCCAGCGAGAGCTTCAAGGCATCGAGCGCACCGCCGATCGATCCGCCGCTGGTATAGTTCAGGCCGGTCGAACTCGATCCGGTCAGGTCGATATGCGTCGAATCATGGATGGAGAACGGCCAACTCCCGTTGATAGCCGGCCCGCTCCCGACCACCACCCCATAGATTTCGACGCTGTTTTCATTGTTCAGGTCCGTCAAGCCGGACGTGAGGCCGGAAATAGTCAGGCGGATCGCCCCGGCTCCATTGTCGGCCGCTGCCGATATCGTGATGATGCCAGGCGCCTGCAGATCAAGGTTCTCCAGCGTAATCCCAGGAGTGGCCAGCGTCGTGAGATATTCGCCCTGCATGTTGACGACGGTCGCGCGCTGCAATTGCCAATCGTAAATTATGATCTTGTCGAAGATCAAAGCTGTACCGGCAGTAGACTTATAGGCCCAAAAGATGCGTGGGGCCTTCGGGTCGGCCGCTCCTATGCAGAATTGCAGATTGGCAGAATCGCAGTCGTGAAAGAAATAGCGATCGAATTTTTCCTTTCCGACCGGGCTTGGAGAGCCATCTGGTTGGATAACGCGAAATCCCATGGTGGAGATGAAAAATGTTGCCCCGCCGGCTTTCACGGCGCTTTGCGGCGCGAATATGCCCTCCTGATCCGAAATCTTGATGAAGTCGAACGTTTCCGGGCTGCCGGGATTGAAGACCATTCGGCGGATCATGCTGTCCTGCATGACGATGCCGCTCATGTCTCCGCCCACGGCACCGCGCGTTAATCCTCCGTCCGCCATATCCTGAAAATTCGACTGCAAGGTCACATTATCCCAGGACGTGCTCGCATTGACATTGTTGAGGCCCGACCACTGCACCCTATAGGGCGAGGACAGGAGCCCGGACAGCACGACAAATCGATTGATCGCCGTTATGTAGCTCGCCTGCGGTGGCGAACCAGCGGCGTTCGCGAAGGCAGTGGGCGAGGTCAAGTCGAGCACTTGCAGCACGGCGTTGGCCTGGGTCGCGAACAATAGCGAATTGAACTGCAGGAACTGCCAATTGAACCCGGCCGAAAGACCCGAATAAGTGCCGGCCCCCAGGCTGATATCGCTCCATGTCAGGTCGGTATTGCTGAGTTTGTAGAGCTTCGTCGATGTTCCCGCCACGATCAGGATCGAGCCGTCCCCCAGACGCGCGAAACAGTAGCCACGACAAGCGGCCGGGAGCGCACTCGTCAGTGCCGAGAAGTCCGGGAACGGCCCATAGCCGTCCCCGCGCGGGAGCACGTTCGTTATAACCTGCGAGCCGCCACCTTCATAATCGCTGACATCCGGTTTCCATTCCGGGAAGGCGAGAACGGGCATATCAGGGTGTCGGGCTCATGACGCGGACCTGGGACGGAGCGCGGGCTTTCTTGTCGAGCTTGTCGATTTCATCGAACAACTCGTCCCGCCGCGATTTCCACATCGCGAGCTTGTCGACATCGACCGTATATCCCCCAGCTTCCGCGAGCGAACCGAACAGATAGAGGTCAGGATGTGCCGTCATCAGCCAATTTGTCGTATTGCTCTGGAGCGACGGGATTTGTGCCCAATAGGATAGCTCGATATTCGTGTTCGTATCATCGGTCGGCATCATCTTGATATTTGCCGCCTCGATCGTGAACACGGATGGAAGATCGGTCGGGTTGTCGGGATAGGCGCTCTGGAGCCATGACGGCTCGACGTAGGATAGTTCCCGCCTCGGATTTCCCAGCCACGTAACGCGGCGCCAGGTTAGGAAATCGCTCGGCAACGCAATGACACCGGCCGCCGGCGTCAGTGTCGATATTGTCTCCTGCTGCCGTACCCGCAAGCGTCGATTGGCGCATGACTCGAACAAGGCAATGAAGTCGGGGAACCGCGCAATAATGTCCTGACGCTGCAGCCAATTCCCGATCGCTGTGGTGAGGTCGGTATAGTTGGCGAGGCTCATCGGTCGGTCCGCAGAAACAGCCAGTCATGATCGGCAAGTTTACGCTTTACCATCGCATTGAACTGCTCATCGAACAGCTTCATATCGACGTTGCCGCGCGCCCATTCCTCGTTTAGCCACTGATTTATGACGTTGTTGGGAATATCCGCAATCTTGCGGAAATCCCCGGTCTGCTTGCCGTCGAGATGGGCGCGCTTGTTCGCTTCGATGATGTCCTCGACATCCTGATATGTTCGGACGAGCAGATTGCGCCCGTCCATCCGTAGATCGGTGATGACTGGAGTCGAGGACATCGGATTACAGCGTCTCGCGAAGCGTCACGATGAAAGCGCAGGGGATGTTCGTTCCGCCGCCGCCGGATGGCGTCAGCGTGATCACATCGCCGTCATTGACGTAAATCGGAGACGTTGCAATCTGCACTACGGATTGCCCGGCCGCGGCGCTTGCGACCGGAATCGTCAGGTTTCCGGCCGTATTCGCCGTGCCGTTGAGCGCAAACGCAATGACGGAATCAGTCGTTGTGATTGCCCCCTGGGTCGTCGCGATGATCTTCATGACGGTCCCGCGCCAGGGGGACGTATTATAGCAGGCGACCGGGGTGGCACCGACGCTGGTCGTATTGAACGTCATCGTGAAATCGCGAAAGCGATGGAGTGACGGGAGAGCCATGATCGTTGTCCTTAGTTTTTGATTTGGGTTGACGATTACGCCTTACGCTGCAACGTCCCTCTGGACTTGCTGCAGATGATCCTGAATGGAGGCCGAATAGACCTTCTCGCCCACATGGCCCAACGTGAGGGAGGGATCGAAATAAGGCTGGTATCCGATCTTTCGCAGTCGTGCGAAGAACGCCATATCCTCGCCCACAAATGACCCGTCATTCACGTCGCAGGCGAATAGGTGCGCCATCGGCTCATTGTCTAGCCCGAACATGATTTTCGGCGTCACATCGGCCAGGGCCTGCACCGCCGTCCGACTAACGACTGTGAATCCGATGCCGAAGCCATTGCACGGCAGGCAGCCCCACTCATTGGATTCGTGCACCCCCTCCGTGCTCGGGAATTGCATAAAGAATGTCGCCGGCTCGCGTCTGGCGCAATATACCCCACCGACGACATCCATCTTGGTCGAAAGCGCCAGCAACCGCAGCACATTCTCCGACTTCCACTCCATGTCGGAGTCGATCCAGAACAGCCGATTACATTTCGACTGTAGAAACCGATGTGCCCCCTTTGACCGGGCATATTCAATATTGCCGTCAACCTGAAATTCCATCTCGTACGAGATACCGCGCGATCGCAGCATGTCGGCCGTTTCGATGAGTGAACGCACGGTCGGGATCGATATCGAGCCCTTTGCCGGCAAGATAATCATTACGGAAATGCCAGAGATATCGAACTTCATGCTTTCCTCAACATTGCCGCGATGTGATGATCGTCGCACTGTTCCAGCAGCACGACATCGAAATTTCGCTTCCAATACCAGCGATAATCGGTGAATGGCGTGCCCGCCGATTGACGTTCCTCATAGTATTTATGGCTTAGCATCGCGAAATGATTGGCACCAAAGAATCGTGTATGACCCGGATCAGCAAATGCTTCATTGTTGATCGGGACGAGAATGCCGAAATATCCTCCGGGCTTGAGGATGCGATGATATTCCGCCATCTCATTAAACCAGCGCCGCCAATCACCCTGTCGCCCAAGATGTTCGAGTACGTCATAGGCGGCAAGCTCGTCAAATTCATCGTCCGGGAATGGAAGCGGTAAATTCTCCAAATCCCAGACGATATCTGCGCCGCAGTTGTCGCCCATATCGAGGGTGACAAGCGGATAGGTCCAATCGGGGGCTGATTTCAGCGCAACGTTCTTTGATCGGCTGTGACCAGCCCCCAACAGGAGTGACGGCATTAAACGGTTGCCGACATCGGCGTGGTGGTCATCGGGGCAACGTCGCGGCCGGCGAGCAGCCAAAAGCCGGTTTTGATGTCGGTGAACTCATATTCACCGCCGATCATGCCGCCCGTGGTGGTGCCATTCAGGGTCACAGTGTCGCTGGTCGAAGTGGCGCTAAACCCGATGACGGTCCCGGCCACAGTATTCAGCGAGATGACGAGTCCCTGCATGATGTCGGTCGAATTGGCGACCTTGATGGTGGATTGGGTCGCCGTGGCCGACACTTGGAGGACGAGCATGAATTTGGCGCCCGTCCCAGCAGACGCCGGCAGGGTCACGGCGATCGGAGCCGTGTTGTTCAGGGTAACCACGCGGTTTGCATGGGCCGCAACCGTCAAGGCGAGCGCCGTGACGCCCGCGGTGACATTGACGGGCGCATTGCTGAACCCGCCGACCTCCGCCAAAGTTGCCTTCTTGATGCGACCAGAACTGGCCTGGAACACGTCGAACTCGTCGCCCGCAGCAAGCGTGGTGGCGTCGGCTTCTGCGTCAATGGTGTATTCGCTCATTTGGATGATCCTTTGTCAGAAATTACGACACAGTGTTGTCGAAGACGCCGCCGGACGATTTCTCGTTGCGGGCGACCAGCGCGTACTCGGACAGAATCTCTTTCCAGTCCGAGTCGCCGGTCTTGGCGAGCGGGAACGATACGAAACGCCGGCCATTGAGATAGGCCACCGCCCACATATCCATTTGCAGGACCAGCACGTCGCGGGTCCGAGAAAAGCGGTTCGGAACCACCTTGAGGGTGCCGAAGTCGCTCTCGTAAGCCTCAACCGACGCCGTAATGCGCTTCGTCGCGGCCTGCTCGATCGGGCTGGAGCGGCCCACGAAGGTCGAGAAGACCTGCTTGTTGAACGAGCCGGTCATGATAACGTCGGGCTTGCCGCCGGCGTCCCAGCACTTTTTCAGGACCGACTTGAGCCGCGATTCGGTGAACGCGATCTGCGTTCCGTCCGTGCGCGTCCCGGTGCCGTCAGCGACGGTCGGATCGGCGGCGCCGCCGGCGGTGCCCTTGTCGGTATTGGACTTGATCCAAGACAGCACGGATGCCGTCTTGCGCGCGACCGCATCAGACCCGGCATTGGTGGCCTGATTGGTGGTCAGAACCGCCTCCATGTCGCGCTTGAGTTCAAGGCCCTTCAACATTTCCTGATAGGCCATTTCGTCATCGCGGCCGGCATGGTCGATGGCGCGCTGAGTGCCAGTCACGCGCGGAACCTTGTTGCTGATCTGACAGTTATTATTCAGACGAACGGTAACGGTCGTCGCGGTGGCGATCGCATCATCGCCTTCGAGGACGGCATTGGTGGAGGACGCGGCGGCAAGAGCCTGGGTCTGCCATTCATGCTTAACGGCCGACGCCTTTTCCTTCTCAATACCCGAGATGAAGGGCGTTTCCGTGGGATCGATGCGATAGATCACATCGGACAAGTCTTCGCGATTGCCGATCGCCTCGTAGCTGGCAAAGGCATTGGTAGGGAGAGCCATTTGAGTGTTCCTATCTGGCGGCGCGACGCGCGTTCAAGAGCGCTGCTGCGGTCCGAATAGCGTTTACGCCGCTGGTTTTATCGAGACGGTTGCTGAGGTTCTGAACTTCGGCGCCATGGGCCGCCCCTCTGGGCTGGCTGGCGCCCGGCCGCTGAACCGGCGGGACAGGTTTGGGGACAGGCTTGGTGGTCGATGCCCTGGCCTCGCGATAGCGGACGCCATCGAGCAGGAGCAGTTGCAGGCGATGGTCATGAAGCGAGATATCCTTCTCGCCCCGCCACAGCTCGCCCAGCTCCTGATCTTTGAACCCTATATCGCGCAGTACGACAACGGCCGATTCCTGCAGCTTGGTTTTCTTGGCCGGATCGGAAAACTCGGGCGCCTTTTCGGAAAAGATGTCGGCTTCCCGCTTGGCGAACTCGCCAAGCTTCTGTTGCTTTTCCTGCGCCTGCCGTTGGCTGATCTGCTGCGCTTCGTATTGCGCGGATGCCAGGCGCTTCTGCTCGGCATCCCACATGACGTAACGCGGCCAGTCCTCCGCCGCCATCCGCGTCACATCATCGGTCGTCTTGATGTCCGGGAATTTGGCGTTGTGCTGCTGTTGCATGAGTGCCAAGGCTTGCGGCACCAATGCCTCGTATTTTGCCCTTTCCTGTTCCGCCGCCTGCTCTTTTGCCGTTAGGCTCTTGAGCTGGTCGGCGGCTTCGTTCTGGACGCGGCGAACCTCTGCGCTGGCCTTCCTGTCATGGTCGAGCAGGAACTCCTGCGTACCACGGTCGAGTTTGGCCCAATGCTCGGCTCGGTCCTTTGTCCAAGACCTCGGCAACTCAAGTGGCGGCTCTGCGGCCGGGTCGGTTGCCTGCGTCTCGCCGGTAGCCTCAGTCTCCTGGGGGGCGGCGTCCGGCTCATCGCCGGATTGGGTTGCTGGCTCCGGGGCGGCCTCAATCGGGCGCTCCTGCGGGGCCGGCTGTGTGTCTGCGGGGCCATCCTGCTGCTTGTGCCGGAAGCTCGCCAGCGTGCGGGCGGCTTCCCGCGCCGACATGACGGCATTATCGCCGGTGGTCGGAATCTGGACAATAGTGGTCGGCTCGGCCGACTGGCCGATAGAAGCGTCTTCGGACATGAATGTTCCTGGGTTAAATGACGCCGAAACGCTTGCGTTTGGCGGTCAATTGGTCGATTTCAGCCTGGGCGAGCTTGCCCGCGCTGGCCACGGTCAAGATTTGCTTGCGCAGATTGGCCAGATTGGCCTGCGAGCGCCAAAGCTCATCTCGCAAGGCCGGGTCTTCGCATCTGCGCCAGCCGTCGATGAAGGTCTTTTCCAGATAGGTGAAGCATTCCTGCAGCAGTTCATTGCGCATAAGCTCGTCGGCCCGCGCTTGTCTTCCGATATCGCGGGCTAGCTTGTTTTCGTCTGTCATATTTAAATGTCGGCCTTCAGATTCTTATGGCCCTGCGATACGAATATCCCAAATCCCCCCTTGAGATAGTTCACAACGGCATAGGTCGTGTAGTTCGTGTTCCAGTTATTCTTGCACTGGTTCGCTGCGATGGCGAGGAATGCGTCGGTGGTCGCAGTCTGCCCCAGGGTCGCGTGATACGAGCCTACGGAGTTGGTTCCGTCCGCGCCGCTGGTCCCCGGCCGTGGATAGAACACGCCCGATCCAACGAAAGTCTCGCCGGTGGTCCCTGCGAGGTTTGACTTTGGATTAGAGAACGTGTTGGCCGCACCATGACCGTCTGGGCTGCCTTCGTCATTCAGCCCACTCGTGCCCCAATCGTACCATATGTTGTTCTCATCTAGAATGCCGTGCGTTCCGCTCGAGCCAGACTGCCAGGGGCCTTGGATGCGGCCGGTTCCTCCCGACTGCATGTCTACGCCGCCCCCACCTTGGTATGCTTCAGTCCCGACAATATAAGAGATTGTCGGCCCTTTATAGTGCGCTAGGATATTATCGTGGACATGCACCCCGGTTCCCAAGCAATTGTTGTAGTTGATAGCAAGTCCACGAGCACCAAAATCCTTGTCTTCGGACTCCCAGATGCAATTTCCATAAACTTCCGCAGACTTGACAATAGTTGTCGCCTCAATATGCCCGATGTCGAAGCCGTAACTACCCCGGACAAATAGGCTGTCGTAAATCAATCCGCCAGTTCGGAACTGGACGCCTTCAGACCCGCTGTTGGCTGAAATGTTGCGCCGCCACGTCACGTTCTGGGTGTCGAAGCCTACATAGACATTTCGGCTGAATATGTCTTGAGTGCGCGGCGGGCTGGCGTCGTGGTTGTACCCGTTCTTGTCGAACAGGCTCTCTTCAACTAGAACAGACCCGATCACTCCGTATAGGCTCCAACCTTGACAGTGGCTGAGATTGGCATCTGCTTCCCAAGCCCCAACATTGACGTTCCGGCGATAGACTATCTGGTTTAGCTTATTTACCGGATAGCACATCACCATAGAGACGGTGCCTGTGAATCCAACGCCAGTAACGGTAACCGTTGACGATCCGACTGTAGTATTGGCAACATCCTCCATATACGTACCGGACGTGGTGCGAGTTGTTCCCGAGCCATTACCCACTGTGACGTGAACAGAGCCAGACGTGACGGTGATGATATAGGCAATTCGATATGTGCCGCTCGCCAGCGTGGCGGTCTGGCTAAGCGTCGAACTCGTTGCGGTCCCCGTCGCTGTGCTGACCGTTGTCAATCCCCCAACAGCCACGTCTGCAATAGACCAACCCGAGCCGGGGGTCCAGTTGGCGCTATCGATGTCACAATTGTTTGAATGGCTGCTGGCCGCTAGCATACTAGGTACAGCAGTCCCTGCGATATTTGTTCCGAAACTTCTGAACCTGCAATCTTCGATCAGTTGCCAGTTGAATTGTTGTTCGGTTTGGCGCCACCCTACACAAGTTAAAACAGACGATTTCCCCACATAATCCGCCACATTGAGCGGGTCGCGCTGATATGAGTAGAAATCAATCCCAACAACGGCAATGTTGTCCCCGTTAACGAGCCCGTTTCGTGCTCCTTGTATATTTACGCCATTGGTGCCGTTAGGAACCTTTAGCAGCGGGCGTCCCGCTACTCCAGGATGGAAGACTCCAGGCTGAGAAGGGTCGTAAGACGAAACCACGAATGGTTCGGTAGGAGATAATCCGGTCGTCCTGAAACCATCGGCCGTGCCTGTCTCGAGGCACTGGTCGGTCCAGGTATCCCCTTCCTTCAGAAGAACCCAATCCGGTTGTCCCGGTCTGGCGCCAAATCCATTACCAGCCCCGGCCGTGTGCCAGTTGCCTAGCGTACCTAGTCCTGTTACGTCCCCGTTATCTGTACCTGTGCCGATGCCAGGGCCAGAGCCGCCGAGAGCCTTGATAAGCGTTTTGACGGGGCCAGCGATGCCCAGCGCCATTGCCGTGTAGGTGAGGGGAGAAGTGCCGGAACCTGTTTGTAGGGTTAGTGTGCCGCTAGACGCGGGCGTGCCAGTGCGGTTCTTGCACTGCAGGGTCGGCCCCATGAACGAAAACGTCGCGATCGATACCGTAAACGTATGACCAGCACCATCCGAATACGTCGAATTCACCGTGATCGTCGTATTACCAGTGAGCGCAAATTGGATGGTATTCCCATCGTCTGTGTATGTCGGCGTGGACCCGTCCCGTAGATCATTCCCAATGCTGTCCGAGCAATAGATGATGTTCGTCCCGGCACTGGCCGTGATGACGCTCCACCCCCCTGAGCCGTTGTCGCCAAGGGTGCCGATTGTTACTCCCACTTACAGACCCACTATCGCGTCCGCGATCCCGGCGTTGGAGTCGCCAACTCCAGTTCCAATCGTTACGCTCAGCGAAGTCTGTGGGGATGAGACGATCTGATATTCAACCAATTGATTGTTGGCCCCGATTATAGTGGTCCAGCCGGAACCCGCGGTGGGACTCGATGTGGCGCCCATGCGAAACATGCCTATTATAAAGTCTTTCGAGCTGGTAGTGCTTATGCTCAATGGATCGGAAGTGCCCCCAACCGGAAGGCCACTATGGGCATCGAAGGGCGAACCTGTGTTAGCTCCCGATATTCCAAATGCCGATGCAACCCCAAAGCTGTAGACGCCAGTTCCTATTGTGCAAGTAATGACCTGAGCAGACAGAGGAGACGCCGCCACTGCGGTAAACATCCTAATATGTTGCGACGTACTTCCGGTATTCTGATCCAATCGCTGCGACCATGTTAGGCCGGCCCCTGTAACGGTGACCGTTTGGCTTGGGTTGCTATCGTTTGAGACCAGAGAAACAACGATTAGATCATTGGCGTTTGTCGTGGTTAGTGTGACCGTGCATGTGGTGTTACCACTGCCCAAAGGACCCTGCGCACTTCCGTCAAGTGCCAGTGAACTTGCCGCTGCCGCTAATATCGGGGGCGGCGTCCATAACGCTTGGGGACTGTGCGGCAGGAACATTTACGCTGTCCTTCCCTGGAAGCCGCGCACCGTACCGATGATCGTGGTCGAGTTGGCGGATGGCGTGAACACATCCAATGTCTGGTACTGAATAAACAGCGTCTTAGCACCTGAGACCGGCTTGGTGACGACAAAGCCGCCGGCCGGAGCATTAGGCACGGGTGCAGTTGCGCTGTCGTTGAAGCTCGGAACAAGCCGGCCCACGGTGCCGTCACTGAAACCTGTCTCTAGCACGCCTGACATGGAGCCGATATAACCGGCCTTTTTCTGCGAATAGGCAGCATTGTCTCCACCACCGACGCCGCTAGAGGCGGTTGGATCAGTGTTGAAGAGATATGCCCGGATGCGCTTGCCGGCCAAGCCCGTGTCTGTCGAACTCACAAGGATGTCTGTGAGCGTCAATAAATCGTCATTGGTGTCGGAGACGGTCGCAGTCAGGGCGGTGACGGAGCCGGCCGTGGCGTTGTCGGAGATCGAGTCGGCCGCCGAGTAAGGAGTCGTATTCGCTGGCCTCGTCAGCGTCGAAAACGCCACCGCGAAGGCACGGGGCGACATGCCGGTCTGATATCTCTGGTCACTCGCCATCGTCACCGGCGCACTCGACGCCATGACGGCCTGGCCGTTGGAGTTGCCGCCAGACTTGACATTGATGTCTAGTGCACTGCCCGTCGATGTGAGCAAATTTCCGCTGCCGTCAGCCGTGCGGACTACGCCCGTCCCGTCAGATGGCAGTTCGACGCGGATGGCCGCCGCGGCGGTGCCATGCCCTTGCGCGATCGCGGAGCCCGCGACCTTCGTAATATCAGCCGCAACGAGGTCGGTAGTTCCGTGCGTGGTTTGGTCGGTCGTAACCTTGCCGATAATTGCAGAGCCCGCAACGAGAACGGGCGCGGTCGCGATCGATACTGGCTGGGTGACGGCAGAGCCATCCACCTTAACCGCAGTCATCGACGCGATGCCCTGCACCGTAACGACCTGCGCCGATGCAGTGCCCGCGGCACCCACCAGGTTGTCAAGCGTGGATACCGTGCCGGTGCCAGCGGTTGGCAAACCAGCCGTAAGAGTAACTGATGTCAGGTTGGGCATTTCAGAATCCTAGATAGTAGAAATAGCCAATCGAAGGGGCGGCGGGCTGATCAACAGACCCGGCTCCCGGCGAGGCACCCATATGCGAGAAGATTGCTCCGAGAAATCCAAACATCAGAGACACTCCGTAACGTAGAGGGTCCCGCCACTGGCTACCTGAACAGCCGATACCTTCATGCCCGGCGTTACCGTGACATATTCGGGAATGCCGGCCGCCATATAGACATCCGCCGTCGTGGCGACGGGCGAGCCGCTATCCACCCTTACGAAAGCGGCTGTCGTCACGATCAGGCGAACCTTGTAAATCTCGCTGCCGATGGCATTCGTAATCGATGCCGCCGTGCCAGTGTAGGCTGCGGATTGGGTCGTGCCCCATCGGGCCGTCCCGAAATATTGCGTGGCTGCCATAGCTGAATCCTATTTTACGGTGGCCGATTGCTGCTTGAGCTGCGCAGCTTGATTTGAAGCCTCGATCTTGGCTGCGATCTGCATCAGATTGCCAACATGCTCCTGATGGCTCTGCCGCAGGTTTTGCATATGCTCCTGCGTGGCAATGTGCTGCTCGAACAGCATCTTGCGCATTTCAAGCTGGAACTTGTTGTTCTGCTCCGCCATATCGGCCTGAGCCTTAGTAAGCTGATGCTGCTGGTCGGCCTGGGCCTTCTGCTGTGCCAGCTCCTTTTGGTTCTGAATCTGGATCAGTTTCGGGTCGGGCGGGGCCTGCGGGGCCGGCTGAGTGGCCGGATCGGTGAAGAACTGCTCGCCATCCTTGCGGCCGATCGCGCGGGCGAGCTCCTGGCTGGCGTTATAGAGGTTCGCCGGCGTCACGATATTGGTCAGCCCGCCCGCCAGCGCGTCCTTCTGGGCATTGATCAGGACCGTCAATTCCTGCACCTGTTGCGCGCGTCCGCCTGAACCTAGCCCCACATTGATCGTCATATCGTCGCGCCTTTTCCAATCTCGGGGGTCGACCGGGACCCATTTATTGCGCAATCGGATCGTCTGCGCCTGGCTGCCATTGCGGCGGATCACGCCATGGAGCAGCGAGAACAGGTCGCGCACGCCAGTCTCAGCGAATATCCGCGCAATGAGCTTCATGCGGGCCTGGGCTGCGCTATATATTTGCGCCGCCGCGGTGGCGGATTGGTTCTGCAGCGCGTTGGCATCTAGCCCTTGGCTCACATGGCTGACGCCAGTGCGCCATTCACGCTGGCTATCCATGTATTCGATGACCGGGAAGGCGCCGGCCGCGATATTGGGCACTTCCTGCCAGTTCACGCCACCGGGCATCTTGGTCCGCACGATGCCGCCGGGGCGGGATACGAGAAGATCATCCAGCGTCGTATCGGACGCATGGGCCTCGCTGACCTCGACCCGCGGATTATTGGCCAGATAGACGTTATCCAGAATACCGCGCAAAATGGCGGTCTTGACCCGCTGGATATCCATCACGAGGTCGGCAATCGATCGCCCGAAGAAACGGTGCGTCACAATGACCGGCGTCATGGCGGCGAACGGCATCTCGTCCACCTCGACAATCTGCGGCTTGCCGTCCTTTTTCAGAACCTCGCCCTGGTCGCCTCCGGTCGTGACCATGTAGAGCTTGGGCTTGTCGTTGTTCTCGTAGTCCATCCGAACGTAATGCTCGGTGATCTTGATCTGACGGTTTGCCTCGTTAACGCCCTCGTCGCCGCCGGCGGCCAAGTGCTCGTCCACCGTATCGCGGGCCAGTTCCTCGGTATTGGTCAGCATCGCATAGGTGGGGATGCCCTTGATCTGGTCGCTGTCGTAGCCCTCCGCGATCGCGTCCTCTTCCCGCTTTAGCACCTCATGGAAGCAATAGCCGGCATCCCTGAGATTGCGGGCGAACCGGCTGATGCCGAACTCTTCCGGGGGCACGCCCATCACGCACGCCCGCTCAACGTGCTTCTTGCGCATAACCACGACATCGTGGAACTTAGGGGCCACAGCCGCGCCCGCGCCGCCAGTCGGGGGAGACGGTGGCAGCGCGGGCTGCGGCATTGCCGACCCTGGGAGGGGTTGTGCCGGCAATGGCGGGGATTGGGGAGGCATCAGCATTTCAATAGGCTTCGGCCGGTTCTTTGCGCTCGTCCGGCGGCTCGCCCGGCTGATCCTTGACGGTATGCTCGACCAGCTCTAGGTCGGGATCGGACATCAACAGCGCAAAGCCATCATCGGAGAGGTCGTAATAGGTCTCGCGGTGCTCTTCCTCGTCCTCTTCCCACCAGACTTTCACGACGCCGACCTTCGAGAGCAGCGCGTCCTTGATGAACGAGTACAGGATGAGAAATCCGGGATTCTGCTGCATGAAGACGTGATTGACGTAATCCGTCTCCTGCTGCGCTGCGGCGACATCTTCGGGACCGACCGGGTTGAACTTCACCACGTCCTCGGACCCGGCAAAAATCTCCATGAGGCTCGGCATCAATCCATCTATGGTGTCAGCCACGTCGCTCGACACCGCCCGCGAGCGCCCGTCCTGAGCCGGCATATCGCGGTTCATGTCGCCGTTGTAGTAGTCCATCGCCTTGGTGCGCTCGGCGGAGAGCTTGCTGGCTCGCATGGCGGCGAGCGCGTCGAGCTTTTCGGCCTGCAGCATGGACCGAAGTTCGAGCAGCGACTTTTTGGCCATCTATTGACTTTGCGATAGATACGGAGGCGACTGCAATGGCATTCCGGCAACTCCGCTCCCGAGCATTAGACCGGCCATTCCGTACTTGCGGGCGATATCAATCAGTTTGTCGTCAAAGACCACGTAGTTGTGGGTGCCATTTCCGACCCCGCGCGATCCTTGGTCGAGGTATTTAATGCCGGGGATGCCGGCGTCACGGAGTTTAGCGGCGGCATCTGCCGTCATGGGCACCAAGTCAGAAATATGCCTCTGAGCGTTCATCTCGTCAGCGGCGGATTGTGCTGCCGCTTCCGATCTATAATAAGACTTGGCCCCGTTTGGCACCCATCCACCGGGATGCCGCACTTCCCAGGTCTTTCCGGTCTGGGCGACCTTATATTGGTTTAGCTGCGGGATAATTTCCTGCACCTTCGGGTGCTGCTCGCTCAGCGGCTTATCCCAATCCAGGAAGTGCTCGGGGTCGGCGTTGATGTTGACCTCGTACATGCGGCCCTGATAGGGCGTTCCAACAAATCGCGCGCCTGGATTCCCTTTCAAATAGTCAAGCGTATCTTGCGCCCGTTTCACGGCAGCCACGGCAAGCGGCCCCTTTCCACCCTGAACATCGGCAAGATTCTGTTGGGCGCGCGAAATCAGATCAGAGTTCGAGATGCTAGCCCGTTCCTCTCCCATTTTGGGGAGCATGTGCAAATCGAGCCCCTCCGGCGGCATTTCGCCGGGATGGTTCTCGTCGGCGCTCGTGAGGAAACGTCTATATTGCTCATCCAGTGGATTATTCCGCTGTGTCAGAGCATCGCGGTAAGCGGTCGCAGTCGCAGGATTCTCCGCGAAATACAGCCCATGCCCGTAAACCTGCGCCCCCTCCCCGGTCCCGATCTTCGATAGGTCGAAGGCGTTGAAGTCGTGCGGCGAGCCGTGATAGGCCTTGATGCTGCCAATGGCCCCGCCGCCAATCCCGCCCAATAGCCCCCCGGCTTGCGACCGCATGGCCGGATCGAGCACGCCAAGCGGATATTGGTCTGCCCGCTGCTGCATGGCCCCCATTTGCTCTAGCCAGCTCGGCTGGCGCTGATACCAGTCTACGGCCTGCTGACCTAGGTTGCCGCCAATGGCCGCCAGGCTGCCCGCTACGTTGCCCTGCGGGCCTGTCCCGTGGGCGTTCTCAAGTGGGTCGGTCGCGAACGCTGGCGGCTGCTGTGGCGGGATGGGATAAGGTCCACCAGCCGGCGGGAAATAGGGCGCCGTCTGTGGCGTCGGAATGTCCCACCAAGCCATAGATGATCAGCCCAAATCAATCCGAGCACCAGGAGGCCCGCTCACGCGATAGTCATACCCGCAGAGCCAAAGGTGATAGACGCTGGGACGCGCATTCTTTTTGCCACGCCATACCCCACACGCGCATTTTTCGGTGAGCGCGCAATCTGAATCGATCTTGAAATCGTGAACGTGTTTATTGGTCATTCTAGACGGCGAATCCGTTATCTGGTATGCATCGGTTTGCAGTTCACAAAGCCGGCCCTGAGCCGGTGGCGAAACTGCCGGGGCGGCCACCTGTAAAAAGGTGGCCGCTCTATTTCAAGCGCACAATCATGCTACGCTCGCCTTCGGATAGTGGATTGTCCGGCTGAACCCGGTCTGTATCGCGCGGCGATCTAGCGTCATGGCGAGGTAGCGGAAAGCGTCTGCCGGGTGGGATGTCCAATCGTGTATAGGTGCCGGCCGCAGAACTTGCAGCTTACCGTCGTAGTCTGATCGATAGAGCTTGAGGGCATCGATACCACGAGCGCACTTCTGGGCGTCAAACCAGCATCGCGGCAGGAACATGCGGACGGCGTTGATTCCATCTTCCACCCGATGCATTGGCGCGACGGATAGGCTTTTCAGCCCGAGGCTTTCGAGTGTTTCGAGCCGGCTCTTGCCGGTGCCGAGTTCTTTGGCTTGCGCGTCATGCGGGACGATGTGACCGGCGTAGGTGTATGGCTTGGACTGCAGCTCTCGGACATAATGGCCGAGGTCGACGCCGCTGGCCTCGTAATAGTCAATGATCCTGATTTCACGCCCGACGACTTGGGCAAACCAGATTGAAGTGGCGTCCCGAATCCCAAGGTCCCATGCGGTCCATACCAGGGCGGCCGGCTCATGCGCCACCCCAGTTATGCGCTTGTCCTTCTCGGCCGCCGCCATCAGCTTGCCGTAGTAGGCGCCAATGATAGCCGCCTCGAATGAGCACTCAAGCTCCTGTTCGTATTCCTCCGGCGTCAAATCCCGCGCAAGGGCTTCAAGCTCGGCTGGCGGTACAAGGCCAGTCTCCGATGCCTTGAGCATCAGGGCGAACCACTCGGGATCATCCTTGGCGCCTATCTTCCCTTTGCTGTTCCCGGCCCAAATGTCGTAAAATGCATTACGACCCTTTGGCGTCCCGATGAATGTAGCTCGCCCGCCGCGGTCGGATAGCGCCGGCCGAATAACCTGCGGCCATAGCGCCGGATCGTGCTGAGCAGGTTCGTCCAGAACCACATCATCAAGATAGATGCCACGGAGAGCATCAATATTGTCAGCGCCGTGTAGCCTGACCTGACCGCCATTGTGGTAATCCACCCGCAGCTCGGCCTCGTTGATGGTGGCGCCAAGTTCCAGCAAAGGAGCAGCAGCCGCCTTGAGATAGTCCCACGCGACCGTCTTGGCCTGATTGCGCAACGGCGCGACGTAAGCGCTGCGGTGGCGCAGCTTGGTCGATCGAAGCGCAGCGTCCTGGAGGTCGTTAATGCACGCGACCGTCTTGCCGGCCCTGCGGTGAGCGACGATGCAGGCAAAACGCTGGCGGCGGGCGTGGTAGGCTGTGAACTGCGGGCGGGCGGTGTAGTCAAGCCGGATCGTTCTCACGGTCATCTGGTCTGACTACCCCCGTTATGATAATCCCGACCGGCGGATGGTCGTCGTCGCCCACCACGGCCTGCGGAACCTTGCCGTCGAGGCGGTCGGCAATCTCCCGAATGGCCGATACGTCGCCCTCCATGCCTTTTGAGACAAGGGCCTCGGCTACCTTGCGTAGCGCTTTGTTGTCGCCCTCGGCATCAGCAATGGCCATCCGCAGGGCATCGCGGAATGGTTTTGCCTTTTGCTTGCCGCCGGGATTGCCGCTTTTGCCGGGCTGAAAAACCATGGTTTCTGGTCAATAGCGAAGCTATTGCCCTATTTCCCCAATTTCCGCGCGGCCTTGGCCCTAATGCGCTGCGCCTGGGCGAGTGAGATTGAGCCCGATTTGACCGCCCTGCCGACAAGGCGTTCGGCCGCTACGGCATGGGCTCGGTCCTCGATCGGAAAAGATCGACCTGGCCCCGCGAACTGGCTGGCGGGGATTTTGCTGCGGGCCTTGGCGGTGAGGCGGGCCATGGATTAGTCCTTGTCGATCCGCTTGCCAAGATCGCGGCGGCTGTCTGCCGGGTGCATTGCGGCAGCGCGGGCCGGAAGCTTCCCGCCGGGATCAGCCTTGGTGAACTCCTTGCCGACCGACTTCGGGATGCCGAGTGTGGATTTGCCTTCCGCGGCTGCGAACATAGCCGCGCGTTGAGCTTGCGATCGGGGCGGCATCGCTATCGCCGCGGAAGAGGGGCGGACGGGGCGTCGGGCGGGAGCGGAACTTCGCGGCTGCCGGGGGATTGCTTGGCCATTCGAACCTCCTGAAATGCAAAACGCCCGCCGGAAATCACCATGCGGGCGCGCGGACCGAAGTCATAAATTAGCGTCTGCCATTTTTATTTCCCCTTGTCAATAGCGGATTCCAGCCGATCCGCCAAATACCTAAAATGAGAAGCCAATGCGCGGACCTGCTGAATATCTTCCTCGTTCTTGATTTTGACGGTAGCCATGAGCAAGATATTCAAATCACCAAGATTATCGAGGTTGCAGTCGATACTAATCTTCCCTGCATGATCCACAAACTTTGCATCAGGCATTATTTCCTCCCCTTGTCGGCCAATAGGTGGTGGGCAAGCGCGTCCAATCCCACCAGCAAATAGTCAAGATTTCCACAGACTCGCCCATGAACGGCCACATGCGAGACCTCGACCTGAGCGCGGTGTCCGACTTCGGCCAATGCCTCGAATGCCGAGTTGTAAGCCACCTTGCGGGCGCGGCACTCACAGGCGGGCTCTCCTTGCCCCAGGCCGCATCGCGGGGCTCCGGTGCAGGGATAGGACTTGCCATGCGGAAGGCCATCCCTTGGGCTTCCTATCGATGCCAGATAGGCAAGCGCGATGGTCTTGTAGCGCTGGCCTGCCTCGTGACGACGCCAGCCGCGTTCGGGGTCGCCCGGAACATCGTAGGCGCCGGCGAGGTAGAGCCGGCCGAATGGCGTCTCGGCCTCGGCTGCCAAGCGCAGCGCGGGCGGGAGAGTGCGCCGGTGCGGTTGCGCCGCGGCCAGTTCGCCCGCCGATTCCGGCCGCACATTGAGCCGGCCCGGCACCGTGCCCCGGAACTTGCGCTTGCGACCGACCTTGACCATGACGATTTGCATTCCAAGCCCCCTATGCGGCATCCCCGCGCGACGCGGCGGCGTAATCGGCGTCAAACCATTCCGGCCATTGGGTCGGAACCGTCATCGCCTTGTCGGGATTCTGATCGACGTTGATCCGCTGCATCACCACCGGCTCGAAGCCCCGGTATTCGCGGAAGTATCGTTCCCAGGCTTGCCATTCCGGGCTTCCGAGTTTGATGATCGTGAGCGGTTCGGTCTTCCGGGTCGATCGGTATTGCTCGACTTGCCGATGGTATTTCTCCGCTCGATTCCGGTGGGTTTGGCCGTCCATTTGCGTACCTTTTCAGCATTTCCTCGTGGCTTGGCAGGCTCGGGTCCGGGGGCTTCGGCGGTCCGGTGGCGATCGCGGCCACCGGCTCAAGCAACCCGTCAAACCGCCGCTGCGAGAGAAACCGGCAGGCGTGTACGGCGGGATGATCGGGCTTCTCGGTAAGGAATTTCCGATAAGGCGCTATGGCCGAAACCGCGCGCTCCCGATCGTCCTCGGACAACCGAGCCCATGCCTCCAGCGCGAGCTTTTTCGACATGATCGGGGTTTTGGGGTAGGCGAGCCACCAGCCTTCGAAAGCCGGTGGATATTTTAGCTTTCGCGGGAGGATCGGGTCGCCAGACCCGATGGCTTCTTTTTCTTTGATCCTAGATCCTAGATCCAAGATCCTAGATCCTAGATCAGGCGCGAGGCTTCGCGAATCCTCGCGAGGCTTCGGCGAATGCTCGCGAATGGGAGGCAAACGAGATGCCGAAGGCTTGTCAATCTTCTGATGTTTCAACCAGTTACATATCTGTAGATAATGGGTCCCATCGACCTCGTATAAGACCAGACACCTCTCAGCCTCCAACTCAGACAACCACGCTTCAATTAGGGTTCGAGCATCGTCGTCGTAGGGGTATAGAAGGCTCGCGAGCATTCGCGAGGCCGCGCGAGCCCTCCCCTCATCATCGACCAAGGTCCAGAGCTGGATAAAAAGCAGCCGAGCATCTCGCGACAATCGGCCTACAGATTCAGATTGTGGAAATTCCGGCTTGATACTGCGGATGCGCGCCATCAAATGTACTCCGCCCCAGCGTTGCCCGCCGGTGGGTGGTCCCATGAAATACGGTGCAGCTCGGTCGGTCCGGTGGAGGCGAGATCCCAGACGAACCACGCGAAGGCCATGGCCGAACTGTTGGTTTTGGCGATCTGGGTTCCCCGCCCAGAACGGTGCATCATCGGCAAGCGATTTCGAAAGACATGGACTCTCGCCAAATGGCCGGTATCCAAAATCGGGCGCCGTCTTTCACTCTCGATGAACGCCAACCTCAGAAGCATTGCCACGCGCGGGACGAGATCCAGTGCGTGGCTGACAAACTCGCCAGCCAGTTTGAATGGCGGATTGGTGACGATTGCTTCGGTGCCAGCCGGGGCTTGGCGCTCCATCAGAAAGTCGCGGCCGTAAAAATGGGTGGAGTCCCCGTAGTCAACCAAATCGCTGCCCAATACGGTATGGCCTGCAGCGCGCAGGACGCGCACAATGGCGCCGGGTCCGCAGGCTGGTTCCCAGATGTACTGCGGTAGTTTTTCCGCCCCCAGGAGCGCCGTAACGGCAACGGCCGGCGTCTCATAGAGATCATCGCCCCGATGGATGAGCGCTGCCTTGGCATTCCCGGTATTGAGGCCAACGCTCATGCCGCCTCCGGTCCAAGCGTCGGATCGGCGGCGATCGCGAGCGCTCGCACCGCCTCGACATCGGCCGCGAGCTTGCAGTCTGTCGGGATGAGCCGTTCGATCTTCTTGACGGCGTGCAAAATAGTTGTGTGATCCCGGTCATCGAATTGGGAACCAATGGCGGGGAATGACATTGAGGTCATGTCGTAGGCGAGGAACATCGCGATATGGCGAGCCCTGACGAGCGGCGCTCGATGGCGATGCGAGACGATCTGGAGCGGCTGCAAGCCGGCATGTTGGGCTGCCGCATGGATGATCGTGCGAACCGGATTGAGCCGGCGGACGATCGGAGATGGCGGCGGAGGCGGATCGACGGCCATGACTATGGGCGCGACCGGCTTTGCGACCGGCTTTTCTGGCCGCGGCCGCGGATTGAGCCTGGCTCGCACGGCCGCGTAATGCTTCATCAATTCGGAACCTGATGTGAACTCAAGCATGTTTTCCTCCTACGCTATTTCACGATTCTGACTTTCGTTCCTGGATATGCGGCTTCAACAAGCTTGCGCTTGAGCCGCGACAACGGATTATCTTTGCCCTTCACATCTTCAGTGAAGCGCTCAGTGCCTTCCCAGTAGCGGAAGTCCAAAATCACCCTGCAGATGTGCCTTCCGCCGATGTCGATCGAATAGACCGGCTGGAGTTCGAGCTGCCTGATGTGCTTGGCGCGCTCCAGGAGCTTCAATTCGCCGTACCTGCGGGCCTCGGCCGCGCTGTGGAACTCGATGCCATCAGCCACGGTTTTGACCGCGCCGTATTTGCTGCGCTTGGCCACCGGATCGATCGGCGCGTCGAAGCCAAACGGTCGATGCGGGAAATCTGCGGGCGTGAATGGCTTATGTGCGGCGCCAGACATTTATTTTCCAAACGTGAGCAATATTGACCAGGCCCATCGCCCTATATGTGCGATGACAGACGTATGCCGCATGGAGGGATGCGAGACTTTCAGATAGCGGTCCCAGCCAAGTGTTTCATGAACGAAGACGGCCCAGGCCCCTCAGCCCGCACTGCCTCCCGCGCTTACTCAATCCACACGCAACCGGAACTAACGCTCGCGATCGACGGCCTCGGCTATGCGCCGAGCTCGTTTAGTTTCAGCCCACCAGCGCGCCTCGCTGCCCTCCATGAGAGCGGCGAGAAACTGCCATCCTTCCTCGGACCGCAGCAGCGTGCGGATGAAATAGCCGGGCGGCCGGACGTGACCTGCCGCGTATCGCTGACACGTCCGCTCATCGACGCCGGTAATGCAGTGCAGGGCGGTGCCGCCTTTAACGGCGAACAGCGAGCGAACAATCCGTGAAAACCAAAGCTCCGCAGATGTGTCGGCGGACTCGTCCGCGGTTCCAATGTCAGGTTTTCGACTGACAAAGCTGCCGTAGCCGTTGATTGCTGCGCGCTGTCCGATTTTGGACACTGTGCCCATGACGTGCTTCCTGCACTGCCACAAGGTTGAAGGCGCCGGCCGGCGGGTTGGTGTTGCGTCTCGCCGGCCGGCGAGTTGTCCACCGGGAGGACCGTGGTGGAAGTCGTGAAAGTCATTGCCTGGTGCTCATTTTCCAGAGTGTCGGGGGGGCTCGGTATCCAGCCCTATTCAGTGCCTCCGTAAGCGCGACGTAGGTATTCGACGGGAAGTGACCGAAGACCGGCCAGTTCGCGGCGGCGTTATATTTGCGGCCCGTTAGGGCGGCGGTGGCTTTGATGCCGCCGAGCGCTTTGACGACCTCGGCTGCCGTCTGGATCGATTTCATGGAACCCACCTATACCCAAATGGCTTGGTGGCGCAAGTGGCCAAAATATTTTTCTTTTGTCCCCAAAAGGTTTTGCTAACGTGGTGGGAATAGGAGGGAGTAACCCGCCATGGTGATGGTACGGGAGGAAACAGGTGGCCCAGATGCGCCGGTTGCGCGGCGACTGCAGTTGTTGCGCCAATGCTTTACCGGCGACAATGGGGCCGAGTTCGCCCGCCGGTATGCCCGGATCACGCCCAATCGCTGGAATAATTTTGAACGCGGCTACCCGCTCAGCAAGGATGTAGCCTTTAACCTCGTTAGATGGATCCCCGGCCTATCGCTTGATTGGCTCTGGCATGGGGAGCGCAGGGGCCTCACGTTCGATTTGGTCGCTCGCCTCGACGAGATGGAGGCGACTCTGGAACGCAATAGGCGGCCCTCCTAGCCCGATTGTTGCCAGCGCGCCGGCCCCCAGGAAGTTAACCACTAGATCACGGGCATAATCGAGGACAGCCAGCGCGTCCTCCGCGTTCTCTGGCAACTGCGCCACGAGCTGCAAGGCCTGCCTGCGCCGCCATAAGACGCCTTTTTCCGATATTCCCATGATTTCCCCTTTTGCGGCGGGGATTGCACCAAATACCGCCAACCTCAATTGAATTTTATGCGCAGCATATGTTCGCTATTAAACATTAACCCCAGATATGTTCGCTACAAAACACAAATTGTACATGTCATCCAAAATATTTTGGTGAAGGGGCTTGCATCCCCAAAATTCTTGGTGTACGGTGGTCTCCATCGAAACGAGGGGAGACGCCGCCATGACCCGCTCAGAACGCATCGCGCCCGACACCGCCCGGCGACCGGCCACCACCGTCACCATCGAGCCGGTGATCCTCGCCCGGCATCGGTTCATTCTCGCCGTCAACGACCCGCAGAACCGGCCGACGCCATTCGGGGCCGATCCTAGCCCCGACGCCATGGAGTTCCGCGCCTGCCAAGTCGAGGCCATCGGCATCGCCATGCGGGACTACCTGCTAGCGCTGGCCGAGGACTGCGCCGCGCACATGAGCCTGCCCGCCGATCCCCGCTCCACCATCATCGCCCACATGGACGACATGATGGGCGATTTCAGGGGCGCTCTCAACGTCGCGGTCGAGGACGCGCGGGACGAGGCTGGAACGCTGCGGAGGATAGGATGAGCGAGCACATCATGGTCGCAACCATGATCGCGGGAGTGGCGTTCCTCGCCTTCGCATACATCTCAATCCTGACAATGGTGATGCCATGATCTGTGCCTTCAAATGACCTCCCGCCCCAAGCCCCTATACGCGAAGGCCCGCCAACTCCTTGACGAAAAGGTCAAGCAAGCTCGCGCTCGTGCCTTTTTGCATCCTCCGGTGATTTGGCTGACTCAGACAGACCTGAACGAGCGCATCAGCCGTGAGGTCGCGGCGCAGATGGCGCGGCGCGTATTCGTCATGAGGGCGAAATGACCATCATCGCATTCCCTTCCAAGCGGCCGGCGCCCAGCTTCCGAGAAATCTCCGCAGCCCGCGGCGATGTGGCGCCGGCCGCTTGGGACATGGGTGTCCTCGTAATCTGGATCGTCGTCGCGTTCGGGCTGGCGGTGTTTTGGACCAGCGTTGTGAAAGTAGCATGGAGGGCAATGTGATGAACCAAGTCGTGGCTATCAAGCAAAACAGCAGCGACATTATGGAATCCGTAATCGCAGCCGGGGATTTGTCCAAGTTGCCGTCAGCGGAGCGGGTTCGGTACTACAATGAGGTTTGTCGATCGATCGGTCTAAATCCGCTCGTGCAGCCGTTCTCCTATATCGTACTTAATGGCAAGTTGACGCTGTACGCCACGCGGACATGCGCCGACCAGTTGCGGAAGATCAATGGCGTATCACTGGAAATCGTCTCGCGCCAGCAGGCGGACGGCATCTTGACTGTCCATGTCCGTGCCAAGATGCCAGATGGCCGCTGCGACGAAGATTTCGGCTCCGTATCATTCCCCGACACACTTAAAGGCGAGGCGCGGGCCAATGCCGAGTTAAAGGCGGTGACCAAGGCCAAGCGCCGCGCGACGTTATCAATCTGCGGGCTAGGGTGGCTCGACGAAACCGAGATTGCGGATATCCCGTCGCGGGCCAAGTCCGAACCTCCGAAGCAAATCGCGGCTGAGCCCTACAACATCGAAACCGGCGAGATTTACGATGAATCGGGTCCGCCATCGGTCGCGCCGGCCCTGACGCCTGAGCAGATCGAAACCATCCGCCAACTCATCGTGGAAACCGGATCGAACATCGCCCTGTTCTGCAAATATCTTCGCGTGGATCGGATCGAGAATATCGAGCCGGCTAGGTTTGCCTTCGCGGTTGATGCGCTTGAAGCCAAAAGGAAAAAATCATGAGCGGCGAAATCATACAGGGATCGGCCGAATGGAAGTCGCAGCGGCTCGGCCGCGTCACCGCCTCTCGCGTGTCCGATGTGGTCGCCAAGACCAAGACGGGTTGGAGTGCATTGCGCGCCAACTACATGGCGCAATTAATTGCCGAGCGCCTGACCGGAGAAGTGCAGGAATCCTACACGAACGCCGCGATGCAATGGGGAAGCGACACCGAAGGACGCGCCCGCGAGGCTTATCAGTTTCGCATCGACGCCGAAGTGCAGCCGGCTGGCTTCGTCAACCATCCAACAATCATCATGAGCGGAGCGAGCCCGGACGGCTATGTGGGCGACCTGGGCCTAGTCGAAATTAAGTGCCCGAATACGGCCACGCACATTGAAACGCTGATCGATCAGTCTGTCCCGAGCAAATATCTCACGCAGATGCAATGGCAGATGGCGTGTACCGGCAGAAAATGGTGCGACTTTGTTTCATTCGATCCTCGAATGCCGGAATCTATGCGGTTCATGATGTCCCGCGTCTACCGTGACGACGTTTTGATTGCGACGCTGGAAAACAACGTCCGCGACTTCCTGGCCGAACTCGACGCCAAGATCGGAGCGCTCAATAAGGGATTCAAGTTGCGTGAGCCGGCGAACATGATGGCGGGAGGGTGACGTGAGCCGAGCCCTGATAACACTGCATGGCGCCGCCGACCGCGAGCGGGCGCGCGCCTTACTGGCAAAGGCTCCGACCGGGACGCGGATTGAGTTCAAGGCCGCCAAGCGCACGTTGGATCAAAACTCGCGCATGTGGGCGATGTTGACTGAGGTCGCGCGCCAAGTTGATTGGCACGGCATGAAGCTGCGTCCCGACGACTGGAAACTCATTTTCATGGACGGACTCAAACGCGAATTGCGTTTGGTGCCGAACATAGAAGGCAACGGATTCGTGAACCTGGGCCGATCATCGTCTGACCTGACAAAAGCGGAAATGTCGGACCTGATTGAACTGATATTTCAGTTTGGCTCAAACCACGACGTAAAATTCTGTGACCCGATGGAGCAGGCCGCATGAGTCGTGATTTGCCAGAGTGGATTGCCAAGGATGACAACGAGGCTGTTCCCCGTCGCGTGCGGATTCGCATCTTCATCCTAGCCGATGGCCGCTGCGGGTGCTGTTCACGGCGCCTCCGACCCGGAGACGCCTGGATATGTGACCACAAAATCGCGCTCATCAACGGCGGCAAGAACCAGGAATCTAACCTGCAAGTCCTCTGCGATTGGTGCGACCGTAAGGTAAAGACACCGGCCGATGTCGCTGAGAAGTCCGTAGCCGCCCGCAAGCGCGCGGCTCATATCGGTATCAAGCGCAGATCGCCCAAGCCGTTGCCGGGAACGAAAGCGAGCGGCATCAGAAAGCGAATGAACGGCGCGGTCGAGCGCTGGTGAAAGAGCTGGACTTCCGGCGCCTCGCGGATTTTCAGGGGCAGGAGAAACGAAGATGATCAACCATCCCAATCGAAAGAAGCCGACCGGCGAACGCGCCGTCTTGGTTACCACGGCGCATAAGGGCGTCTTTTTCGGATATGCCACTAATACGGACGGCGCGACGATCAGCCTCCGCGCGGCTAGGAACTGCATTTATTGGTCGAGCGATGTGAAGGGGTTCATCGGTCTTGCCGCGACCGGCCCCAGCAATAATTGCAAAATAGGCCCATCGGCTAATATCACGCTTCGCGATATCACTTGCGTTGCAGAGTGCGACCCGAAAGCCGTCCAGGCGTGGGAATCTGCGCCCTGGGCTCGATGACAATGGAAACAATAACTCTCCTGCAAGGCGAGCAGCCGAGTTGGATTAGCGGCTACGGCGACGGCTCCGGCTACGGCTCCCGCTACGGCTACGGCGACGGCTCCGGCGACGGCTACGGTTACGGCTCCGGCGACGGCTACGGCTACGGCTACGGCTACGGCGACGGCGACGGCTACGGCTACGGCGACGGCGACGGCTCCGGCTACGGCTACGGCGACGGCGACGGCGACGGCTCCGGCTACGGCGACGGCTCCGGCTACGGCTCCGGCTCCGGCTCCGGCTACGGCTCCGGC